TATCGTATCGCCTCTGGAAACACTAACGCGATTTACCAAGGTTCACCCGTAATTCCGCTGTCAACAGGCTTTATTGATATTGTTGGCGCGGCTGCTGGTGGGACGGTAGGTCTTTTAGGTGTTTTCTGGGGTTGCGAATACGTTTCGTCTACCACTGGTGAGAAAATTTTCTCAAATAGCTGGCCTGGTTCTGGCGCGGATTCAAACTTCCCCGTCAAAGCCTTTGTGTATGACAACCCAATGCAAACATTTGTTATCGCATCAGACGCTTCGTTGACTAACGAAGCAACTGCGCGTGGGCATGTGTTCGCAAACGCAAACTTTGCAACAGCTACTTCTGGTTCTTCTACCACAGGTATCTCTTCTGCTAAGTTGGGTGTTAGCACAATCGCCACCACTGCTGCGCTGCAACTGCGTATCATCGGAATTCAAGATGATCCAGAAAACAGCGACTTTACAGCGGCTGGTATCCCTGTAATTGTTCGATTGAATAACAGCTTCAACTCCGCCAATGGTGCGATTGTTGCTGGTACTCCATCGACTACTGGCGTTTAAGGAGGTCTAAAGAATGGCTATTTCTCGCGCACAACTAGCGAAAGAGCTAGAACCGGGCCTCAATGCGTTGTTTGGTATGGAGTACAATCGGTACGAAAACCAACACGCGGAGATCTACACAACAGAATCTTCTGATCGAGCATTCGAAGAGGAAGTTATGTTGAGTGGGTTCGGAGCGGCACCTACCAAATCGGAAGGTTCTGCTGTAAACTTTGACGACGCTAACGAAGCCTACACTGCTCGTTACAACCACGAAACTATCGCGTTGGCCTTCTCTATTACTGAGGAAGCTGTCGAAGACAATCTGTATGATCGTCTGGGTTCGCGTTATACTCGTGCGTTGGCTCGTTCAATGGCACACACAAAGCAAGTTAAGGCCGCTGCGGTTCTTAACAACGCATTTACTGCTGGCGCATCTGCTGGCGGCGACGGCGTTGCGCTTTGTGCAACAGATCACCCGTTAACCAATGGTGGTACGTTTGCTAACGAACCAGCAGTAGCTGCGGATTTGAACGAGACATCTCTTGAAGATGCCCTTATCAATATCGCAGGTTTTGTTGACGAGCGTGGTTTGAAGGTGGCACTTCGTGGCACGAAACTGCTCATCCCGCGTCAACTGCAATTTATTGCAGAACGCTTGATGGTTTCTAACCTTCGGGTTGGAACTGCGGACAATGATACGAACGCGATTCGTTCGATGGGAATGTTGCCTGACGGCTATGCGGTCAACGACTTCCTGACGGACCCTGATGCGTTTTTCATCATGACGGACGCACCTCGTGGTTTCGTACACTTCGAACGGACTCCATTGTCTACAAACATGGAAGCCGACTTCGACACAGGCAACATGCGCTTTAAAGCTCGTGAACGCTACAGCTTTGGCTTCAGCGACCCACGCGCAGTATTCGGTTCACCCGGAGCGTAAAACGTGCTATAGTTTGGGTGGGTTTCATGACCCTCCTCCCAAACTGGGGGCTACTTCGGTAGCCCCTTTCTTTTTGCCTAAATGTCCTGTATTGTTTTGGTATCCCTGACAGTCGCATGGTGCGACTGACTAACCCAGACAGGAGATCAACATGGGTACGACAACTTTTTCAGGTCCTATTAAAGCAGGGACCATTAAAGACACTACTGGAACTACGGTAGGTTCTAACGTAACAAACGTAGGTTTTGTAAAAATGGCGCAGACAGCGTCTTGGACACAATCTACGACTGCGGCGGACACAGGAATTGTACTTCCTGCCAACAGTCAAGTTACAGAGATTACTGTTTACATTACTACCGCGTGTGATGCCGCAAATATTAGCATGGGAACAAGTGCAACCTCTACGGAGTTGTTTACTGCTTTAGCTGCTGGTACATCAGCCAACGTTCTTAAATTTGGTTCTGCGGGAACAATCACGGATGCAGACACTTGGGTAGATATTGGAACGTCTGATCTTCCAATTTTTATTGATTTTTCCGCAGGAACGTCTGGCGCAGGATATGTAACAGTTGAGTACGTCCAAGGCATAAATAACGCTTAAAGGGGGTAACTTATGGCTGGTCCAGTAACAGCATATAATTGGGTTCAAGGAACCTCGGCGGCGATTGTCGGACCAACTCGGTCCCGGCTTCGTCAAGTGGTGATTTATGCCGCCGCAACGGGCGCGTTTACTATAAAGAACGGTGACGCTAGTGGAGATGTTTTGCTTACGCAGACATTTCCCGTAGGGCATCATGTTATGAACATTCCGGATGATGGCATCGTAGCCAGCGCGGGAGTGTACATAGCTGCATTCACGGGGTCTGCAAACCAACTTACGATTATTCTATCGTAGGAGGGTCGCATGGCTTATGAGATCCGCTCGATATCACAGGTCGGAACCTCGGAGCCGTTTGAGCTTCAGGTGTCCAGGGGTCAAATCCCTGGACATTCTTTCATTCATAAATTTGGGTACAACCCTGAAATAGGAACATCCGCCGAGACTGTCTGGGCACAGGGCGGACTCTACGTTTACCCGACTGCCGCGTCTACAATGTACATATCAAGCAGTTCAACAGCAGACACTGCGACGGGAACAGGGGCAAGGACTGCTACTGTTTCAGGTTTAGATGCTGACTTCAAAGAGATCAGTGCAACCGTCTCCTTAAATGGTCAAGCGGGTGTTCAACTTAACGGTGCTTTAAACTGGTATCGCGTTAACCGTGTTATGGTTAATACGGCTGGTTCAGGTGGTCAAAACGCAGGTGTGCTGTATGTTGGGACGGAAGCAACTCCCAGTGGCGGTGTTCCTGCAAACAAGTATGCGACAGTGGCGATTGGTGACAATCAGACTTTGATGTGTCTTTGGACGGTTCCTGCGGGGTACACGGCGTATCTTCATCAAAAAGATGTGTCGGCATCTTCTTCCTCTGGAAAGTTTGCTATTTTTTCTTTGGAGTCTCGGCCCAAGGACGGTGTGTTTAACATAAAAGACAGGGTTTTGCTGGCAAATAACAGCACGGCTATAGGGTATTGGAACCCTATTGTTTTTAGTGAAGGCACAGATATTGAAGTCCGGGCACGGGCGGACTCTGCCGGAGGTACAATTACAACATCTTCTACTCTTGATATAACGTACATTAAAAACGCGGGACCACTTTAATGGCAAAGATCGACAAGTCCAAAATGAAGTGCAACAAGCCCAAACGTCAAGTTTCTGGCGGGAAGAAGTTTGTTGTAAAAGCCTGTGATAAGGGCAAAGAAAAAATAATTCGATTTGGCGATGCCCATATGACTATAAAGAAATCAAACCCTAAGCGTAGGAAATCTTTCCGAGCTAGGCATGGTTGTGATACAAAGAAGTTGGACAAACTTACGGCCCGTTATTGGTCGTGCAAGATGTGGTGATGTTATGAAAGTAAACTTTTCGGATATAACATCGGTTATCGTGGTTGGACTTTTAGGCTGGGGCTCAACTCAACTCTATGTGATGAAATCGGAGTTAGCTGTTGTGTCTTATCGGGTTGAGGAAAACTATAAGATGATAAAGCCCATGTGGCAGGATTTTTTAGTAAGGCAGGCAAACTATGATAAGTCGTGGACAAATGTCGTTCCAAATATCCACACCACCGGAGGTACGGAATAATGGCAAAAAAGAAAAAGCTCGACGCTTGCGCAAAAAAGGTCAAGGCGAGATACAAGGTTTGGCCCTCGGCTTACGCAAGCGGAGCGGTAGCAAAGTGCCGAAAAGTGGGAGTAGACAACTGGGGAGAATCTACTAAAACCGCAGCGACAGGCGGTTTGATGACAGCGGTGGATAACCCCAAGCGGAAAGCCGTGCATCGGTATGCCCCCGGCGGAATGATCGCATCTGGTTGTGGTATGGTTGAAGAAAACCGTAGGAAACGCACGAGGAGTTTCTAATGGCAAAAGAAAATTCTTTGCGGGAATGGTTTTCTCAAAACGATGGAAAAGGTTGGGTAGATTGCAAAACGGGAAAGCCGTGTGGTCGTCAAAAAGGCGAGAAGCGTGAAGGATACCCCGCTTGTCGTCCGACTATGTCGGAATGCACATCTGCAATGAAGAAAAAGAAATCGTCGAAACGAATCAAGTGGAAGGCCAGTACAGGCGGACAAGCGAGGGTGTTTTGATTAGAGAGTGGGCTACAGATTTATCAAAGCCTTCTAGGTTTAACAACGACGTTCCACGTTGTCCGTATGCTTTGCAGGCGCTGAACGACGGAGAAGTAAAAACGGTTGTTACTGAAGAACTGTGGACGGATGTTGTGGAGGAGTGCTCAAGATTTTGCAATCGAGGGTACAAGGTTTCGATGTTTTTTGACTATGGCTACAGCAAAAGCTATCAATCCTTAGAAGATGGCTGCATGGCGTTGAATAATTTCTTCACATTGACTGACATAGACATTTGGCTTTTATCGTTTTTGCGAGAAACTGAAGCGGTGGTCTTTGTGCAGAGATGGAGCGAATTAGAGAATGCTGCTGCAAAGTTAGAAAAACTAGGGTACTATAAGAACTACGAGCCAGATGAATATGAGCGTCACATTTTGGCGCGTAAAAACAGGAGTATATAAAATGCCAGGTAAACCTGATTTCCTTGATTTGGATAAAGACGGAAACACAACTGAGCCAATGAAAAGCGCAGCGAAGAAAAAAATGATGCGTGGCGGTAAAGTTAAAATGATGCGTGGTGGTAAAGTTCCCGGGATGATGCGTGGCGGAAGTGTGGACGGAATGGACGGCAAGCAGATGAATGCTGCGATGGGTGTTCATGACGTTCCTATGACCAGCGGCGGAATCCGCAAGATGCGTGACGGTGGTAGAGTATTCTAATGGCAACTTCAGGTTCAAGAGATTTCAACCTTGATGTCGGTGAGATAATCGAGGAAGCGTTTGAGAGGTGCGGATCTCAGGTCCGCACTGGCTACGATGCTAAGACAGCGCGTCGGTCCTTGAACCTGATGTTTGCTGAGTGGGCAAATCGTGGCGTAAACCTGTGGACTGTTAAGCAGAACACTATCACTCTGACAGAGGGCCAAGGTCAGGAAACATTAACCGCGGATGTGGTTGATATTCTGGAGGTGGTTTTACGTCGAGATAACACTGACTACGAGATTTCAAGGTTGAGTCGTGGAGAGTATTTGGATCTCCCCAACAAAACAACTAAGGGTCGGCCTAGCCAGTTTTTCTTCGACAGGCAAATTACGCCCGTGATTAATTTGTGGGCCACTCCGGAAAACTCTACGGACCAGATCGTATATTATTATGTGCAGCGGATTGAAGATGCTGATGCTTTAGTCAACACCACGGACATGCCTTTTAGGTTTTATCCATGCATGGTTGCAGGACTAGCATATTATTTGGCTGTAAAACGTGCGCCTGATCGTGTTCAGTTGTTAAAAACCATATACGAGGAAGAGTTCCAACGTGCGTCTGATGAAGACTCGGATCGCGTGGCGTTGAAACTACAGCCGAGTATGCAGTATTTGAGGGTGTAATGGGCGTTTTCGCTAGCGGCAAACATGCATGGGGTATTTCAGACCGTTCTGGTCGGCGCTACCGTCTTCGGGAGATGAAAAAGGAGTGGACCGGAGCATTGGTTGGTCCCGATGAGTATGAGCCGAAGCACCCTCAGTTGTATCCTATTCGTGTGGGCCCAGACCCTCAAGCTTTACGAAACGCTAGGCCTGAGCCTAATCTTGTGGAAGAGCGAGCGATACAGTACGGATTTGATCCTGTAGGATTTTTTGACATCCCTGGGATAACACCCCCGAATAACTTAGTTGCGATTGGTTCTGTTGGATCAGTTACTGTGACCACATCGTAGGAGTAGAGTTATGGCCTTTACATATGCGGAATTAAAACAGGCTCTACAGGATTACTGTGAGAACGACGAGACTGGGTTCGTTAATAACTTACCGTTATTTATTCGTTTGGCTGAAGAACGAATACTGAAGAATGTACAGCTTACGTTGTTCCGAAAAAACGTTGCGGGTACGATGAGTTCAGGGAATCAGTACTTGGCTGTTCCAACTGATTTTTTAGCTCCGTTCTCCTTGAGTTTTACTTCAGGTGGAGAGTCAAATTTCTTGTTGTACAAGGATGTAGATTTTGTACAGACGTACACTCCGGATCCTAGCACGACAGGATTACCTCAATACTATGCGTTTTTTGACGTAAACAACTTTATATTGGGACCGACTCCTAACGCAAACTTTGTGGTAGACCTTCATTATTACTACCGCCCAGCCAGTATAACCGCGGGCGCGGAGTCCGGAACAACTTGGTTGAGCACCAATGCAGAACTAGCTCTTTTGTATGCGGCCTTAATTGAGTGTTATATTTACATGAAGGGCGAAGCTGATGTCATGGGGATGTATCAGGGCCGATTAACAGAGGCGATGAACAGGTTGAAAAACTTTGGCGAAGCTCAAGAGGTGACGGACGAATACGTTTCTGGTAAGGTGTTGAGAGGTAAATCTTAATGTTGGATTTAGGCGTTGCACAGACTGGCGTTGTTTCTGTGGAGACAACATCTAATCGCGGATTCACTCCACAAGAAATTGCGGCTCGCTGCGCGGATAAAATTGTGTCTGTGTCAG